AGACGAAAATTGGAATTGTGGCATATGCAAGACCCTTTTTTGTAAACAGTGTAACGAAAAACTCACATATAAACATAAATGTGATAAAAATACAGTCAAAACACTTAAATTATTAAAACGAGATACGAAACCGTGTCCCAAATGCAATGTCCCCATTTATAAAATTGAAGGATGTGGACAGATGTGGTGTACTCAGTGCCATGTTGCATTCGATTGGAGAACTGGGTATATAGAGACGGGAAGAATACATAACCCGCATTACTTCGAATTTAAAAAACGTGGTAGGGAACACGGTGACATTCCGTGTGGAGGGCGTCCAACACACCAGGAATTACTCAATCTACGTTGCCCAAGAGTGATATTAGATATTTCATTACTGATGGTAACTTTAGACTACGATGTAATGTATAGATTTGGGTTTGAATACGAGGATAATTTACATTTGCGAATGAAGTATCTTCTTAATGAAATATCGGAAGAAAATTTTAAGAGAGAATTACAAAGAAGGGATAAACACAACGCAAAGACAAGGGATATACGCGATATCTATAATATGTACATCGATACGGTAGGTGATTTACTTCGACAATACGTTTTAGATAGATCTAAAGAATCTGATATAATAAACGAAGTAAACGAACTCACATTATACACGAATCAAGTATTAGAAAATATACGGCATCGATATAGGTGCAGAGTTCCATATAATATAATATTAGATATAGATATATGAATGTAATATTAATACTTACATGTCTGATTATTCTATGCATTTTATTAAAACCGCGATACCAGGAACCGCATGTAATTCGTAACGTTTTTACACCTCAGGTATGTGATCATATTATAAAACTTGCCAAACCAAAATTATCACAATCAACCGTAAAAGAAAATCATGTCGTAAATACGAATGAAAGGGTGAGCAAAACTGCGTGGTTAGACGCGACCGAGTCGAGAACAGTTGAAAGCTTAATAGATAAATGTGTATCATTTACAGATCGAAAACCAGATAACTGTGAAAAATTGCAAGTATTAAAGTATGAACCCGGTGGTTTTTATCATCCACACCAAGACGCATTTCCATTTAAAACGGCCCCAAATGCAAGAATGTACACATGTATAATAGCACTTAACGATGAATACACTGGTGGTGAAACTATATTTCCACATTTAAATAAATCGTTTAAACTAAATAAAGGGGATGTATTACTATTCAATACGTTAAACGATTGGGGGTATCATACTAAAAAAGCTATACACGGAGGTTCGACGGTAGAATCCGGTGAAAAATGGATATGTAATTTATGGATACACGAATATCCATACACACGTTAAGATAATAATCCGTTATTGATCCCTTATCTCTTCAATTACAAAACCAGTTGAAATTATAGTCATCAAACTCATAACATACCATGAACAATAATACGCGGATAATAACCACATACTATTGATCATAAAATAAACCGTCATAACAGTACTGTAGAATGATGATAAAAAAAATGGTAAATATCCATATATTCTGTGATAACGTTGTAAATTTATTCTTGAATTAATAATAACCGCGCTATAATACCCACAAAATATATTCAATATCCCATATATATAATTTTGCGAAAATAGAGCTATCAATAGTATAAAAGCGTTTACATTTGTGAAATATATACACCATTTATTAAAATACATAATCACAGTATACCTTCGCTGTTCTATTGTAGACTCAGGATCTTCCATTGGATTTGATGGTTCTGTAGTTTCATCAAATCCAACGTGAAGAGAACCGTCGGGTACTTCTACCACGACATATCTCTCTTTATCCATGTAATAAAGAGTGTATTTATTTTTAATTGTATTTATAGTGCGCTGCGATTACAGCACATATTATTACACCGACTGTATATAGTTCATCGTGTTCGAGTGGACTCTTTATGGCCCACCCTAATGTAAAAAATACTCCACTAAATATACCTATACATCTAAGAGTCAATTCTAATATATCGTTCATATGTTAATACTATATATTATTTTTCGAGAAGTTTGAGAGCTTCGATTTGAAATGCGTCACACGGCGCGTTCGCTAACATGGGAACCCACTCGATATTTTTTATAATTTCTTCGTCTTGTTTAACCGTTTCGTACATCTTATCGTGAAACCGTTTATAAACGATGGGATTATTCATTAAAGGTGTATTTTGATATAATAAACACCATGACATTTTAGTATGTTTACTATCCATAGGTGTGAGAGTGCTGAATGTTATAAATTCATAAGTACCTGCTAATTTTATACGCACTATAGATGTAGCTGGTGATATAAATTTACTATGTATAGGTGCTCCATCACGAGGTTGCATATGCTCGGTAAAAAAGGACGACGCTTTGGGTTGTACAACAGCATAACAATCTACAAATTTGTCTGTAGTAGTCACTTTTGTATTTTTGACTGTAGCGTTATTTTCATCTGCAAATTTATGGACAAAATTGATATGAGAAATATCTGTAGCATTTAAAATCCAATCATAAATATTTCCATCAAGTTCTTTCGAACCATAAATCTTTGTCCAATTATCGTCGAATAATTCATTACAATACTGTGTAGGTAGATCCGTGTCATTTTTAACATTCCAGATAAAACCGCCATTTTCAACTACGGGATAGTTAGATACATTCCCACCCGCCGGGATAGTAAAACACGATGGAACATTTACAAGTTTACCGTCACATGTAAATTCCCATCCGTGATATGGGCATTGTAAACGTTCCCCTTTAACGGTTCCTTTAGATAATTTGGCACCTCTGTGGGGACAAACGGAATCTACGAGTGAAAATTTACCGGATTTAGTTTTGAAAAGAGTATGATTTTTTCCACCAATTTTTACATTTTGGAGAGATAGTCCCTCAGAAATACCTATGCCGTACATATAAAATATATATTATCATTCTTTTAAATAACCGTAACAATGAATCAACTAAGAACGTCGTGTAAGTACAATTAATAACAATAATATAAGGGCACCTCCTATCATGTATAAAGTGTTAGTGTCAATATTTATTCCCGTATCTTCTTTATCAACACCGTCCGTCTCAGCATCTTCTGTTTCAGTCGTATCGACATCTTCTGTTTCAGTCGTGTCAGCGTCTCCTGACGTGGTATTGGCCTGTTGGCGGGAGGCGAAGGCGTCGTCCTCCTCCTCGTCGCGAACAGACTTGAGGGCCTCAATGCCGTCAGGTGTAATTGTGTTTTCGGGCGGTTCTTCGTCTTCCGGTTCAAATGGGGAATTATTAAAACAATTCTCATCTGTAACATAGTCTTCTTCTTCGCGTTTGGTACATTCCCCTGTATTCTTACAATACCCACAAACAAATCCCGGTTTACATTTACAACATTGGGGGATAGTCGTATTTTCGGGATGTACTATATTACTCACTGGAGCCATAAAACCAGACGCACATTTATCTGTACTCACGGGTTGACACCCTTGAATATCGACTCCGACATCGGAATCTACACCACAATCTAGACCGATATCGCTCATTTATTAGTACCCGATATTTTTATTTGTATATATAAATGATAACACTCTTATGTAAACCATTAATAATAATCGAACCATCAAAACCTGTACCCATAATGACTCCTAAGGATTGTAGACTCGTTTCTATTAAACAAGTCAAAGATAATGAAATATACGCCGAATTTATGGAACCGGTCGAATGGCTTAGTGCACCGCCTATAGTTATTAACGAAAAGGATTCGTTAAATTGATCAATTTATTGTTGTTTTTTAATTTCATAAAAATAACCTCGTCACATTCACCCCCTTTCATAGACACTTGTGATTCACCGCACATTGTTCCAACTTGTTTATGTCGTTCGCATGCATTCTTTGTTCGGTCGCTTATATTCATGTTTTGACTGTATCCTATAAAAGTTCTATCGAGTTCACCTTTTTCCGTGCGAGCTTCTACAGTAGCTTTAAAACAATATGCACCGTAGTCCCAATCTTTTACGTCGTCTACGGGGGGAGGGGGGTCAGCTAAAAATGCTCGATTTCTTCTATTTCTTTTATGGGATTTTAGATTATGTAGAGGTATGAGTACTAAATTCAGTATACTTAACATACCACTAGAAGTAACGGTTTTTTTAAGTGACTTAAGTTAACAACATACGTGACTATTTTAATATGAATATATTCTTCTTATCATTGATTCCTCAAGAAATCGCAGAATTGTCATGTGATCAACACGTGATTAAAATTCAACTCGAAATTGCACAAATGTTATATACAGCTTGGTTTTATGCGAATCAAGAGCAATATGTTCACGAATATGCACCGTATATTAAAAGTGGATCTCAAAGAGGATATAAACCCGCACATAAGAAACATCCCATGACCATGTGGATTGCATCGAGCAAAAAGAATTATTTATTTGCATGTGAAATAGGGTTAGCTTTATCGAGAGAATACACAAAACGTTATGGTAAAATACATACATGTGAGCAACATCTCGTATGGCTTAAACAAAATATTCCTTCACACTTCGAAGAACATAAAAGCGATAAGGCATATTATTCAATTGAAGGTATACCTGAATGCATGCCTGAAGCATATCACTCTCCGAGTATTACGGATGCATATAAAAACTATTACGTCAACGACAAATCTTCTTTTGCACGATACAAAACAGAAACTCCATATTTCATGCGCAGTGTAATGGTGTAAATATAGTTTAGTCACTTGTAGACCGAAATATTTTGTAATGTAATATATATGAATATTCAGAATAGACTTCCGTTTGTTTATAGTGCTTTAGGTAATTTAATATTTCAAATGTTTGTTATGTATAGATCAGTAGAGGCCACGATTAATAACGTATGGTTAAATGATATTGTAAACACAAATAAAATTCTCATCATGGTATCCAATGTAGCATTACTTCTCTCGTTAATTTTCGTAAAAATGGGTATTCCTATAAAATTAATCGTCTTTACCCTCATGTCTATATCGACTGGTATGCTTATTCACAAAATCTCCGACATGAAAGAAGCATTGCTTGAAGCTGTGGCTATTTTTGTAGCCATGCTTTTCGCGGGTGTCGTTACTGTAAAAATGGGTTATAATTTGAACACTCTCGGACTCGTGCTATTTTTTGCGCTTATAGCGTTGATTTTTGCGCGAATACTATCACCAGGTAAGAAAAAATATACGAAGATTGGTATGCTAATTTTTGCATTATTTGTAGTATATGATACGAATCAGATATTACAAAGAAATTATGCGGGTAATTTTGTAAACGCTTCTTTGGATTATTTCACTGATATATTAAATTTATTGATCTTCGCGTCGGAAGATTAATGCTCCTGGCAAGACTCGAACTTACGACCCCTGACTTACAAAGCCAGTGCTCTACCAACTGAGCTACAAGAGCCTGTCTAACCATTAACGTGTAAAATTGTTCATTTTACACGGAAATTCTAGATATATTAGATATGCGTGTATTCTTTAATATCAAATTTTATAAAACAATGGACTGAAAATACGAGCTCCGATGGGTAGCGCGTTTGGGTTTTTTATATACGTTTCTACTTCTTCTGATGAATTTCCTATAGCCTCCCCCGTTGGTGTGGCCTCCTCTGCTGGTGTGGCCTCCTCTGCTGGTGTGGCCTCCTCTTCCTCTTGCTCTTCCTCTTGCTCTTCCTCTTCCTCTTCCTCACGTTTTTTATGCTCCGCTTTCGCAATGTCTAATCGTAACGATCCGAACATTTTTTCCATGAACCCTGCATCTTCCACTTCACTTTCATCATCTATAAACGGTGATGAAATGCTATAGCGAAGAAATGTAAATAAAGGTATTCCCAAGTCACCTATCGCAGGTGATGGAATAGTTCCCGGTGACCTGGCATCAAATAATAAAATACCAAAAAATAATAATATAATAA